GTCTTAGTTACAGACTCGGAGAATGACTTAGATAGGCTGAACACCTTCAGGTCTGCTGCGGATTGAGCTTCGGCAAAACTGCGGTTGAACTGCGTAGCAATTGCAACGGTGTCACTGAAGCTCAGAGCCTCCGTCTTGTTCTTGAAGAACACTTTGGCAGGGAAGTACTCGTAGACGTAGTCCTCGCCGAAGTAGCCATACACCGCATAGGTGATGTCTGCTGCCGGACCATCTGTCGCATACCTGCGCTCGTTGATGGGAGCCGGTGCAAACTCGACGCTTGCGCTGTCAGTCTGGGTTGATGCGTCACTCAGCGGCTTGCTGATGTCATGCTGGCGAGACTCTGAAGTAACGCCAGTGTCTGTGATTCCCTTACCGAGAACAAACGGCTGAAGCTCATCCAGTGAGCCTACCGATTCGGATAAACCCTTACCAGCCTCGACAAAGGATGAGTCGCCAACCAAGAAGCTGTCAGCCAGATTCTTGCCAAAGACCATGACTTCACCGTCATCGGTCATGACTGCGGCGTTCATCTCATCACCAGCGTCCACGCTATCGCTCAGTTCCTTACTGAAGCTGACAGACCGCACCTCGGTTAAGTAAATGCCATCGCTTGCAGCCTTACCAATAAAGAACGGACCGATCTGATCTGCGGTAAATAGCGCCTCGGCAAGACCCTTGCCTGCGGTAACCACAGTGTTGTCAGACACCGTATTGAACTCAGCAGGCAAAGTCTTTGACAACACCATCGTCTGGTCATCGTCAATGTTGGCTTGACCGTAGAAATCATCAGTGACACCAACTGTGTCAGATAGAGGCTTGTCGATGTCGAAGCGCTTTGCTTCTGCTGTTGTCAGCGGCTCGAGGTTGCCCTTCTTAAAGATGAGCAAGAACGTGTCTTCGCTGGTGACCAGCAGATCGTTGAGATGCTTCTCTGCTCGAACATCAACTGCATCTGCAACAGCAAACACATCTTTGAGGATTGGGTTACGACCAATCGTATCGACATCCACCGCAAAGACAATGGACACCCACTTGAGCAGCGCCGACGGAATGGTGACTTGCGTATCAACCGCAGCACTGACGCGCCCAGCAACGAGAGCGGGGCGATTGATCGTAACTGCTGCAACCGCCTTCCCAGCAGAGAAGGTCGCCCTGATTCGGGCGCTACTGGTTGTGATTGTGGGCTTGGCAGCAGAAAGCTCAACTCGGGCTTTTGATGCCATCAGAAGTCCTCGCGAATCTTGAACTTGACCAGATCGTAAACGGTTTGGATGGAGCCATCTGAGTAGGTGATTTCAATCTCACCCTCATAGTCGCCAGCCGGTTGATTGAGGTCTGTCGGACCCCATAGGAATTGGCATCGACCGCCAGCACCCGCCACGTTGTATGGGGCGTTGGCATTGACCGTGCCGTCATCGTTGAGCTTGCCTGCAATGTTTGAACCTGTCAGCGTGGCAAGCACAGTAGTGCCGCCAGCAGCACGGAATTTCAAACGAGTGGTTGCTGCGCTCACATCCAAAGGAGAGCCGCTGGTCTCATCAGTCAAGCTGACAACGATGATGGGCTTTGTGTCGCCCTGAACGAGTTTAATTTTTTCAGCCATGATTCCTCACCACTTAACTTTGTCCGCCCAATAGGCGGCGCTCATCTTGCCTTTGGCAATGTTCTTGGCGTGGCGAGCTTTGAAAGATTCATTGCGAGCCGAGCCGTCTGGAGATCCCTTGACGCCTTGCTGACCAAATCGGATGGTCTTGACTTGGTCGCCAGACTTGGCAACAACGACATGGCTCTTAGTCGGATGGCTGGGTGTAGCCTTTGGCTGATTGAAGCCGGAGACGCCAGCTCGAGCCAAGCGAGGATCTTTCTTTTCAGCCATGTCACACCCTCGGGATTACGACCCGCAGGTCGGAGCGGACATAGCCGCGAACAGCGCGTTGACGAGCCGTGTTCACGCCTTCATCAAAGAAGACCTTGGATGCGGCAGCGCCATCGGGGCTGGTGAATGGTTTTGAGGGAGACGCCATCAATCGATACTTCGCGCCGTGACCAATGATCTCGGCATAGTCTTCAAACACAACGTCTTCAATTGTCGTCGAAGAACGAGTTGGTTTGAGCGCCACGCGCATGGTGAGCGCAGCTGGCGCTGTCTCCCTTGGGAATGGGAAGATCGTGTATGTGCGCTCATCCTTCTGAGTGATGAGGTTTGGGTCTTGCTCGCTGATGACTGCGTCAGGGTAGCGGCTGTTGTACAGCAGCGCTCCGGGCAATTCGTCAGGGGCTTTAGGTGACAGCTCGACCCCTTTGTACCAAGCTCGCATGATCTTCGTGACCAAGTAGCCGGTGGGTGGTTCGAAGTCGTAGTCGATGATTCGCTGCACCACAGTCACAGGATCGTGGTCGCGCTGGAGAATCAAGCTGCCTTCGCAGAAGTCAATGACGGCGTTTCTGATGGCGACCTTCGCCATTGCAGGAGTACAGCCCGGGAGGTAAGGTAATACCTCGTCATAGAAATCTTCGTAGGTCTTGCTCATATCGACATCAATCCAGTTTTAAATCGTTGCATGAATGCCGATGCGCGTCCGTCGATGGAGTACTCATCGTCTTGGCTATTCGCCCGAGCAATGACGTAGTCCTTCACATAGGCTTCGTACTCGAGCGGGAGTGGCGAGCTGTCCGTCAACGCAAACCCAGTCAACGCCGTCTTGAACGTGCCAATGAACAGGTCGGGGCGAATGCGCTTGGCTTCACCCAGAGCTTCATTGGCGTATGTCAAGAGCAAGGTGTCAGCGTAGCGATTCTTGTCTGAATCGTTAAGCAGCACCCTTGCGTCATTGATGATGGATTGGAGCGTGGACATTGATTATTCCTGCGGGGCTTCTGGTTCTTGAGGAGCGGACTCATCAAGCTGTGCAGCCTTCTCAGCTACAGCGTCTTTCCAAGTTTTGCGCTTTGGCTTCTCAGCCGCAGCAGCTTCTTCTTGAGGCTGCTCTGGTTGAGGCTCTTCATCAACAATCGCCTCGTACCAAGGCATCTCTTCGATGATTGCTGGGTGATAGACCACGACCTTACCGGTACGTGTGTTGCGCATGTATTGTGGTTTTTTCATAGATAAAAGAAGGGGCGGGTTTCCCCGCCCCTAAGGCTCCTGCTAAGGTTGATTAAGCCTTGACGATCACGCCGTTCACCAAAGCTTCAGGCTTGGTCACTTTGTAGCCGAACACGTTCAGACCACGCATGATGTTGCCGAAGGTGGATTGCGCACGGAGCGTTTCCACGTTGGTGATTTGGGACGCGAACGACACGGCGTCGCGAGTACCAGCCATGATGTAGCTGTCACCATCGCCGGTCTTAGGCAGGTTGTTCGACAGATAAACCGTGAAGCGGTCGATCATGCCGATCTTGCCATTGCGGAGAGGAGACACGCTGTCACCAGTCAAGTAGGCTTGGCGGAGTTCCGAGCCTTTGATCAGAGCGCCAGCCCAAGCAGGCAACACGATCCAACGACCTTCTTCAGGCACGTTCTGCTCGTCCAAAGCCAGACCCATATTCAAGATGGTGTCCAAAGCTGTGGTCTTGCTGAACGCAACAGGAGAAGCGTCAGTACCGAGGTTCAGGTTGCCAGAGATTGCGCCAGCAGTTGCGCCTTTGTTGGCGGTGGCTGCGGCTGCTTTGATGCCGTCAAGCACCAGAGCGTCAATGGCAATCTTCATCTGCTGAGAAGCGTCATTGGTGAACATGTCCATCAGCTTGACGTCAGCTTGGTGAGCATCAATGTCGTCAACGACAACACTGAAGTACTTACCGTAGTCAATGGTCAATTCCAAAGGAGTCGACACAGGGACTTCGTTCGTCAGGTTCATGCCCTTGGTGTAGTCACGAACGCTGATGGTGGGGATGGTACGGATGTGGACTTTGTCGCCCTGACCCTTGATCTCGCCTTCCCAGTCGTTGTTCGTGATCTCACCGAGAACGGTGGATTTGTAGAACTTGACTTGGAGTTTGCCAGACCAGAGTTCGGGGATGAAGTTACCAGCATACGAGTTGGTAGTTTGACCACTTACATAGTAGCCAGAGGTTACGCCTACGGACATTTTGATTTCCTTTTAAATGCCCACGCCGTAACGGTTAGCGAATACGCTTTTCGATGTTCGCGGCGTGGATATCTGCTTCAATGGAAACCATATCCTTGTCACTGATCTCGCCTCGTCGCGCCTTCGCGTAGAAGTCTTGGATCTCTGCTCGAGTCCAAATCTTCTTGCCTGCGGGAGGTGCGCTGTTAGCGACAGGAGCAGGGACTACCTGTTCCTCAAGTGATCGGGATGTGGCTTCCGCCTTGGTTTTGTTTATGTCAGCCCACTTGTTGAAGAAACGAGCGGCGCGAATCGCGTCATTGTTTCTCACAGCATCATCAAGAGCGTCTTGGCGTTGAAGCCCCGTCAACTCATCGTATTCGGCAAGCCAGTTGATAAAGCCGTCGTTCTTGTTGGTCTCTTCCCAGTCAGGTACTGCTGCCGACAATCTTGCGAAGAAGTCGACCTCAGCGGTCTTACTGTTGGAAACCTCGAAGCGTTCAAGCCTTGCTCTCAGAGCAGCGATCTCTTGATCCTTCTCTGAGACTTCGTCCCGGGCAGCGCGGCGGATCAAGTCCACCAATGGTTCCCCGAACTCTTGGATCTCTTCTGGTTTGACGAGCGATTGTTTCGGTTCAGCTTTCGCAGTCCGAAGATCTTCTAACTCTTTCTCAATGCTTTGCAGCTTTGCCGTCAGCTCTTTGTTCGATGCAGCTAACCTCGGGACTTCGGCGTTGTACTTACCGATTAACGACTTGTACCGTGATTCCCATGTCGGGTCTTCCTGTGCCGCAGGAGCCTCAACTGGTTTCTCGGTG